GCGGCGACGTCGGGATAGACCGTGAAGGGGTCCTCGGGCGACTCGATGAGGATTTCCTGCTGAAAACTGTCCGGGGCAATCCAGTCCGCGCGGATGCGGAGCCAGCCGCGGCCCATGATGATCTGGTGCTCGCCGGCCGTCTGATAGGCCATCGGCGCCTTCGAGTTGCGCTCGATACTGCGGGCAATCCCCTGCAGCACTTCCGCGGTGTCGACGTCCGCGCCGTTGTCGATCGGGGCGTACTGGATGGACGGGCGTTGCTGGCGCGCCTGGTTGAGCACCTGTCGCACAAATTGCGGCAGGCGGTTGATGGTGAGACACGGGCGGCCGTCGAGGACCCGGTCCATCTTGATGTTGTCGGGCCACTGGTCGGCGTTGTAGAAGCGGAGGTCGTCGAGCATCTCCTTGCGGAGTTCCGCCTCGCAGTCGGCGCTCAGGCGCCAGCGCTTGCGCGCGGTCGCGATGAACGCCTGGACCTTCTCGTACTTCGTGAGCGCCGACTCCTCGTCGGCCGCCTGCTGGCCCTCGGCGGTCAGCGTCCCGGACGGCCGATCGGAGCCGAGCGACATGCCCACCGCGCCGGGCGGGACAATCTCGGGCTCGGCGGCGTAGACCGTGCGCGGCTTCGCCGGACGGCGGGTGGGCATTAGTGGACGCGGTCTTTCTGATGCCGCTGGGCCGCGGCGCAGATCCGGGCGTACATGCGGCGGTAGTCATCGTGCTGGAAGGCGTGGCCGGCGTAGACGGGCTTACTCACGCGAATGAACGCATCGAGCCCTTGGGCGGCGATCGCGACCACGGTCTCATCGCCCTGATACACGATGGTCAGCGCGGCGAGGTTGGCCCAGTCGTCGCGCGTCACCGACCCGTTCAAGACGCGGTCGGTCAGCGACTTCATTTCGGCGATTTCGCGTTTGGTCAGCACGGCTCGATCACCGGCGGGGTGAGGACTTTGGTGAGCAGCACGCGCACGGCGTCGCGCAGATCGGCGTCCTCGACGTCGGCGAGGATCTCGGCGAGGTGCGTATCGTCGCGGATGAACGGCGCGAGCGCGGTGATGCCGGCGAGGTCCTGCTGGACCCGCGCGACCTCGGCCTGCGCGCGCGCCTGGCGCTTACTGCCCGTAAAGGCGAGGCGTGACGGCACGGTGACGCCAGTGTGCCGGCGCCACGCGTGCGTCGCGAAATCAGTAGCCGGGATTGCCGAGGCCGGCGACTGCGCCGCTGGGGCCGCGGACGGCCGCGCCGCTCGGGCCCGCCGCCGCGCCGCCGCCGAACGGCCCGCGCACCGCCGCGCGCGCGGGCGCCGCCGGAGACACGGTCGTCGCCTCAGTGCCGCTGATGCCCATCTTCCCGAGCAGCCCCTTCACGAACGCGTGCGCGCCGTCGCCGTCGTCCGGGCTGAAGGGGTTCTCGGTGTAGTCCGAACTCTCCGGATAGCTCGGGCCGGCGCGCCGGCCCTCCGGCCGCGTCGACCGATACGTCTCGCAGACGATCACGCCGCCGTTGTCGCCGCGCTTGACGCTGAACTCCTTCAGCTCCCGCCCGGCCATGCCGCTTTTCGAGCCCTGCGCGCTGTTGCCAATGCCGCCCAAGTCGATCGCCATCCCGACCTCCTCCATTTGTGACGAGTCACCTCATCGGTGACTATCAGGTAGGTGCTACCTCTTACTCGTCGAGGTCGCGCCAGCGGTGTTGGCCGGTCGCGATCCGGTAGCGATCGGCGGCCAGTTTGACGACGACGTCCTTGTCGAAGACGCGGACGTGATCGATCCGCCGGCACGGGAGCTGGCCCGTGCGTTCCAGGTAGCGCACATGGTTGGCGGAGACCTTGAGGATCTTCGCGGCTTCGCCGACCAAACATTCCGTCATGAAGGTCTCCTTTAGACCGGGGCGACGCGGAACTCGCCGTGCGGTTGCACGCGTTTCAGCTTCTGCAGCCAGTTCTCGGCCTCTTCCCGGTCGACATAGCGGAAGCGCTGGCCGTAGCCGCGCAGCTCCAGCCATTCGGGGTGCGGCTCGCGGTCCCCGGTGCGGACTTCGAGCTTCCAGTTCGGCTTCGTGTAGGTCACCGGTCACTCCCGGAGCGCCGTCGCCAGCGTGTTCAGCGTCGCCTTCCCGATGAAGAACTGCGCCCCGCTCCGGAACGTCAGCCGCCGGTACGCCGTCGCCGGGTTCTTGCCGTAGAGCGGCCCGGCCGAGTCCCCGGTCTCCCACGCCTCCTCAATCCCCGCGATCTCCTCGACGCGGAGCAGGATCGGCTTGGCGTAGGCGTCGGCCAGGAGGACCCAGCCCTCCGGCAGGTCGAGCCCCGGCAGCGGCGGCAGATCTTCGCCGAGCGCGAAGGTGAGGACGTTGCTCACGTCGCCCTGTGGGGTCTGCACACTCACCGGGATCGGGATCGCCACCTCCGCCGTCGCCATGTTGACGCCGGTCGTCACCTCGTTGTCCGAGACGAACGTCGTCGGCTCGGGACTGCCGTTCCACAGAATGACGTCGCCCTCGACGAAGTTCGCCCCGAACACATGGAGCGTGAAGTTGGGCGACCCCAGCGGGGCGGCGGGCGGGATCAGGGCGGTCAGGACAGGGGCCAGTCGGGCCATAGCGCGCTCCTCACGTGGGGCCAACGCCCCGTTTGAAAACGGTCCACCGGCGGATCATCTCGTCGGCCAGTTCCGCGCGTTCGTCGAGGGTCCAAGGCACAAAGTCCTCGTCCCAGTCACAGTCGATCACGATGCCGCCGTCGTAGCCTTCGCTCAGGCCGTGCCTCCCGCAATCCGGCCCGATGCCGATGATCCCGTTGTTGGCGTAGAACGTCCGCCCGCTCGTCAGGCGGTACTCATCGAGCGGCGGGTCCTCGGCGTGTTTCATGGTCACGACCCCATCCAGCCCTGCGCCGCATCGCGGTCGAAGTGCAGGAGCTTGTTCTCGCCGTCGCCCGTCTTGGGCGGCTTGCGCTTCATGCGCGCGATGCCCGACCGCGCCATGTAGCGCGTCGAGTCCATCAAGTGGTCGTTACTCTTCACGACCCGGCCGCGCGCGTCGCGACGGTACATCCGGAACTCATCGAACCAGGCCTGACAGCTCGCGAAGACCTTGAACCGGCCCGTCACCATGAGGTCCCACAGGTCCGCGATGCCGGTCTCGACCGCCTTATCCGGGAGCGAGAGCTGCAGGCCCAGCCGGCGGTACACGAACACGAGCTGCTCGGCGTCGTGGTCCGTCATGATGAGCGCCGCCGCGTCGCCGACGCCGGGCCAGAGCCACCCCGTGGGGCGGATCATCCGCTCCTTCATCGCCGCCGCGTGCAGACTCGGCTCGTTGCTCGCGCGCTTGTAGCAACTGGTGACGTAGAGCACGCGGTCGTCGGGGTTGAGCGCGCAGAAAACGGCCGCGGTCGCTTTCGCGCCGCCGCCGACGTCCATGCCGAACCCGCGCCACCAGTGTTCCGGGATGGCGAAGTCGGCGATCGTCACGTCCTTCTCATCGATCGGGTAGACGGCGCCGGCCCCGAGCTGCGGGATCCCTTGCGTACGGGCGGCGCGCTGGTACGGCAGCATCGAGGCCCACTGCTGCGCCTTCACTTTGGCCGTGAGGTGCGGCGCATCGTCCCAGGTCGCGCCGATGATGAAGCGCGGGCGCACGGACGCGTAGGGGTTGTCGACCGCCGCGACGACCACCTGGTCGGACTGCACCGCGAAGTCGGCGTCCTCGGCCACGGCCGCCGCGCCTTCGAGCGTGCTCGTCACCGCGGTCTTCGCTGGGACGTCGACCTCGGCGTCGCCTTCGGTGCCGGGCATCATCGCCGCCGCGAAGTAGTTCCGCATGAACGGCGTCCAGCCGCGGAGCGGCGTGAACGTCGCCACGACGATCCCGTCCGTCGTCATGGTGCGGAGCAAGCACTCGCCGTAGATATCCCCCGAGCCGGCGGCGAGCGCTTCACTCTTCTCCGCCGGGTCCGGCGGCTCCTCGTCGATCCAGAACCCGTCGCAGTCGAAGCCCTGAAAGACGCGGCGGCCCATGTCGTAGCTGAGGAAGGAGAGGCGCGAGACCTGCCCGCTCTTGTGGCGCACGTGGATCGTGTCGATGCAGTTGGTGATCCCGCCCGACCGGCGGGTGACGTCGATCACGTAGCGCGCGGGGATCATGCCGGTCCAGGTCTTCACCGGCACCCCTTCGTGCGGGCCCAAGAGCGCCTTCTGCAGAATGTCGCGCGTCGTGAGCATCGTGTCGCCCGCGGCGCGCCAGTCGGTCGGCCGGTCCCAGCGCTTCCCCTCCCACCACGCCGGGTACCGGCCGGTGAGGTGACACGTCACCTCGTAGGCCGCCGTATCGGTCTTCCCGATGCGGTTCGCGGCAATGAAGCCGCGCTCGGGGTACGCCGATCCCGCACGCAACCACCGGAGGGCTTTGAGGTAGAGCACCCGACACGTCGGGCCTTGGTCCGGTTTCAGCGCGACATGGTCCGCGGGGTCGAGCGAGCCGGGCGTGCAGCCGGGCAAGCAATCGTGGAAGTAGCGCGCCATCTTCCACGCGCGCGCCTCGGCGACCTGGGCGGTGATCGCGTCGTGCCGCTGCAGCAAGAAGTCGATGAACGCCTCGGGGACCTGTTCCATGGACCCGTGCATTAGGCGTCCGCGACCGTGCGCGTGACAAAACACGGCGTCGCGTCGCCGACCCACCCCCCCACGACGTTGAAGTCGTAGTACTCCAGCGCGTCCTCCTCCGACATCCCGTCCTTCATCAGCGTCGCGATGACCGTCTCAAAGTCGTAGACCACGAAGTGCGTATTGAAGCGTTGGCCGATGCCGACGATCGCGTCGTCGAACCCGTCCGCGAAGAGCAGCTCGACGTCCGCGTCGTCCGCCCAGGCCTCGGCCTCGTCGCGTGTCACGACGCCGTCACCCACGCCTTGCGCGCGAGACATTCCTTCACCGTGTGCGCGCGCCCGTACGGGTCGAGCCAGTAGCGCTGGCCCTTCGCGGTTTCAAACACCACCGCGCCGCACCGGCACTCGCCCGTCCACACCGCGGCGTCGATCCGCGGCGCGACCGGCTTGGCCCACGCGGGCGCCACGGGTGTCACGCCCGCCACCCGCGCGCGATCTCGTCGGTCGACGGCAGGACGAGGCCGCGCCGGTGCGCGAGCATCCGCCGGCCGCGGTCGACGAGCAGCGCGTACTCCTGGTCCGTCAGGAGCCGCAGCGCGCTCGACGGGTCCGGCGTCGTGTAGACACTCGTCAGCCCCGCGCGCCGCGGGTGCATCCCCACCACCAGCGGGCCCCCGATCGACGCCATGAGCGCCTCGACGTCGCCGATCGCCGCGCCGACCACGCGCTTCTCCGGCGGCAGATAGAACGTCCGCGCGCCCGGCACCCACAGGAGGCGCTCGGGATCGAGCACCATCGCGGCCGCACCGGCGGCGCCGAGCGCGAGGAACCCGCGGCGCGTGATCACGCCGTGGGTTTGCCGAGGTTGGTGGGCCGGTCCTTGATCTTCAGCTTCGGCGCCGGCAGACGGACGTCCTTCGCCGGCTTGGGGATCTTGATGTCCCGGACCGATCGCTCAAACTCCCGCAGCCGCTCGAACGCCCCCGGCCGGCCATAGACGAGGTCCGCCTCCAGGCGCCGCTGCTCCGCCGGAATGTCCGAGGTGGGGATCCCCATCGACGGCGTGTCGGGCGCGCGCACATGGCGCGGCGCCGGCATCGGCGGCATCAGGTCCGCGACGCGGCCGGACGAGGGGGGTGTTTTCTTTTTTGCCATCAGGTTCTCCACTTCGGGAAGTGCGACTTCGTCTCAGGGCTGAGGGGCGCGACGAAGAGCTTGAGCGTGCGGCCGTCGTCCTGCAGCGAGGGGGTCAACTCCACGTTCCACGCCCCGTAGGCGCGCCCGTGCTCGTTGATGACTTCGATGCGCGTCACCTTATCGAGCGCCGCGCTCAACTCCCGGTTCGCCGCCAACACCGCCGATCGCCACGCCTCCATCACGCACCTCGTCTCAGCCGTTGGGAAATCGCATCCGTCGTATCGCCGCGTAGTACGCCGCGGTCTCGTCCTTCGTCAGCTGCTTCAAGACCGCCGCGATCCGCGACGACAACACGAAGCGCTTGGCGTCCGAGACGAACGCGTCCGCGCTGTCGAGGAGTGCGAACGCCTTGAGCACCCGCTGCACGCGCGGGGTGTCGCCCTTCATCGCTACTGGCCGCAGACCAGACAGGCCGGCGGGCTCACCACCCGCGACACCCGCCCGCACTTGCACGCCGTCTGGTGATCGCACGCCCACACGTGCACGTTGCCCGAGCAGTAGCTCGGCCACGTCACGAACTGACTCACCGTGCTGTTCGGCCAGGTGTTCGTGTACTGCGTGTGCCCCGACGTCTCGCCCATCCCCACGCCCGTCGTCACCGTTCCGACTGGCAGCTCCATCACCGCTCCTTCCCGAGCACGATCACTCGGCGCAAAATGTCCTCGACCAGATCCCCCATCACCGCGACCTGCTTCTGCAGATGCCCGATCGGCACGGCATTGAGCGTGTCGACGATCTCGCGCGCATACGTCGGATCGAGGTAGGCGACCGTCACGTCTTTCCCCTCGACCGACCGCATCAACGTGTGCGACACGCCCGTCACCACCAGCCGGTAGCGCTCGCTCATCGACCCCTCCACGGGGGCGGCGGCGGCGCCGGCTTCGCCGTCTCCTTCGTCAGCGCGATCAAGCACCCGACGCAGTTGTCCGTGAACGGGGAGAGGTTCACGTAGTCGACGTTCGCCACCGTCCAGCGCTTCTCCGGCTCGCCACACGTCGGGCAGGTCCGCGTCCCGTGCGTCACCGGCACCCTTAAGACCACCGCACCGGCTCCGTCATCAGGTACCGCGTGTCGTACTCCCGGTTCACCGCGGCCATCACGCGCAGGTTCTGTTCGAGCATCCCCAGCGCCTCGCGCGCGATCCACTCCACCGTCGTGAACCCGTCCCGGTAGCGCACGCCGCACGCCGGGACCGCGCCCAGGTCGAACGTCGTCACCCGGCCCGGCACCCACAACGCGCGCTCCGGGTCGAGCACCATCGCCGCGCCACCAAGCCCGAGCAACCGCAGGAACCCGCGCCGCTCCATCAGTCCCGCTCCGGCCAATGCCAACTGCCCGGCCGCGTCCCGCCCTCGTCCACATAGACCCGGTCCCGCATCTGGACCCCCGACCGCTCAAAGATCGCCAGACTGATGCTGTCGATCCCGATCCCCGGCCCGCCGTCCCAGACCTCCGTCACGATCGCCGCGTGATGCCGCGCGTCCCACCCGACGAAATGCACGATCCGCCCGATCGTCGGCTCCATCAGTGCACCGGCCCGTTCACGTGCATCGCCGTCGCCAGCGCGTGCACGATCGACGCTTCCCGCGCCCGCGTCTCCGCCACCAACTGCCCCAGCATCGTCATCACTTCCCCGACAAACCAATACTGGTCGTCCTCGTCCGCCTCACTAAACGCCTTCGCCAACCGCCGCTCCGTCGCCTCCACCGCATCCCGCGCCGCCGCAAACGCCGCCCGCGTCGCCACAATCTCCTCCCCCAACTGCTCACGCGTCATGTGTCACCTTCCTCCCATCCCCCCGCGCCGGCCGCCCCCGCGGATGGGGCCCCCCTCCACGCACAGGCGTCCGCT